TGGGTGTATGTAATTAGGCACGTCTGTAAAATAATGGTGAATAGTCTCCCTCCCATGCCATTGCTCTTAGGGTAGCTGGAGCTGGGTGACTTGATTTAAGTGTAATATCTACGTTTTTATTCTTTTCGTAGACAGGTATAGTTTTAATATAATCTTCTAAGTAGGGTGCTCTTGACGCACTATAGGAATCCATAACTGCTGACTCATAAACTTCAGTATAGTCATCTTTTCCTACACGTTCAAGTGTTGTTGCGTATAACCCTATCTTGCCAAAATGTAATTTAATTCTATGTATAATAAGTGATGAATTAACATCAGCAAAAGATTTTTCTCCTGAGATTTTTTTAGGATAAATTGTAGGAAACTTGATTAAGTACTCGTATAAGTAACCTATACGTAAATCTTTAATAACTTTCTGAATCTTATGAGTACCAGTTCCTTGACCTGTTATATTTATAGCAGTACCAGCATTAGCATTAGTAAGATTGGTAGCTAAAGATAATGTATCATTGTCTACCTTAATAACAAAATAGTTAGTACCATTAGTTAGGCCAGTAGCAGCAGTAGTGCCTTGCACCCATTTTATTTCATCACCTGTACTTAAACCATGATCAGTAATAGTTATTCGTTCATTATTAAGAGTGATGTTTGTATGAGGTATTTCGTGTTCTACTGAGTACTCCCAGTTTCCCGGTAAAGTAAAGGTTGTATTTGATACCGTGGCTTCAGCATATCTAGCTTGTACATCAGTAGGAGTGGTTGTACCACCTTCATCAATAACTACAAGCTGATAGTTAGGTGTGGTAACATTAGGAAGCCAACTAACATTAGTAAATGTAGTTAAACTTGCAGTAGCATTATAACTACCACCACTAACTGTAGTATGATTATCTAAATGTATTTGAAAGCTGGTATCAGTTGCTGTAGTAATAGTAGGATCATCGTCTGATTGTACAAGTTTTATACTTTGTAAAGTTATCTGTATCTACAAAGAAATATTCGTCATTTATAATAAAATGATATAGTAATGGATTATTTAATTTCCATTTAAACCATGCTTGTTGCTGTCTTCTATCACCTATAGATAAATATTTATAACCAAATACTGTGTCAGAGTTAGTTTTACCAATTAATATGATAGAGTTTTCTCGTGAATTAGTAAATAAATCTAGATCTTTTGGTAATAATGTAGGTACTAATTTACTGATTTCTACAACATCAGGTTCTCCTTCTCTAGATGTATTAGCCATTTCATTTAATCGACTAAATTTACCAGAGTTATCAAGGTAAGATATGGTAGTACCTAGCGATATAGGAGGTACATCTTTATTATAGTTAAATGTAGATACACTACGCAGCTTGGCTGTGTCTGGATTCAGCACAGTATCATCTGTAGATAGTAAAAACTGTTGGTTTGAACTAAATACTAGCAGTCCAGCGTTGATTTCTATACCGTCAAATATATCAGATGGAAACATAGATGCAGCAGATATGTCAATAGGGTCACTAGCAGACACAGTAAGTGCTGATTCTATAAAGAAATCAGGTCTTCCTAATGTACCCGGTCTAGATAATATGACGTTTTCAGCTGATAATATTGCTAATCTATTACGGAAAAACAACACTTTATTAATACGTTTTCCTACAAATGTAGGCATAGGGTTAGTATTATCATCCCCTACTCGACGTACTTCATACTCAAATTCTTTAACAGTAAATGTATCTACTGCTGTACGCTGTATGACTAACGGCATATTAGTTAATGTGTCGGTTATACCGGGTATAGGACATTCACTCCAAGCCCCTGCTCCGTCTAAGCCGTTTTCTCCATTAAATCTAAGGTAGTAATCGTCCTCGTCTGACATTCTTGCGTTAGATACTTTAACAACATATCCATGTCTACACATATTAGGCAGTCTTGTAACATCGTTTACTGATTTTTGGAAGACTCTCATGAGATCTTCTTCAACTATTTCGACGTTAAAAGGATTAGAACTAGATAGATATATACCCGGTCCTATAACTTTAGCACTAATACCAGATGGTAACTGTGCTGTGATACCGGCTAATATAGTATCAGCTGTAACTGCTGTATCAGCATCAAAAGGTGTTGGTGATGGGCGTACTAAGCCGTCTCCATTGTTTGTAAGTGTAGCTTTAACTTCTGTAGTTTCGATTTCTGTAACACTAACTTCAATGTAAGCTTGTGCATTACTAGCATTAGCTGTAGCTGCATGGGCTGGCTCAACACGTACGACATCTCCGACATCCCAGCCTTCTCCACCATGCAATAGTACAACTTCTAGATTGTAACTACATCTGTAATTACTACCACCCGGTCCATTACTGCTAGCATTATAGTTAGGGCTAACACCTTGCTGACCTAAAGCTGTAACACGAAATACTAAGTTATCTTTACCTGATGTCTGTACAGTACCACCACTATTTTTTACGTGTACTATATTTTCTGTAGCTCCGTAACTAGACTTAGCTGTTACAGTATATACTTCTGTACCTATACCGGGGCAGTGACCTGTGCCATCACCCTCAGCATAGCTATTACCTGTAATCTTAACTTTAGTTGCTCGTTTTACAGTAGTAAGGCTACTTGGTAGATTAGATGTAGCTGTACTGTCATAAATATTCATACCATACTGTCGACCATTCTCTGTACGTATAAGTTCAACCATAGCACAGTGAGCCTCTGGTCTATCAGCTGTTGAACCTGTTTCACCTATTAAAGTATTAGCGTTAGAAGCATCACGACTACAAACAAAGGTAGTGTCGTTAATAGTAAGGAATTGTAAATTTTCTGATACACTTGTAGCTAAATAATTTTGTACTCTAGTCTGAGCCGCTGACTCATTCTCAATAAATTCCCAGCCATTTGTAATGCCAGAAGTATGGGTAGGTCTTGCAACACCAGAAGATACTGTAGTTGTTGCTTTATAAATATTATCCGTATGAGAATTATTTACTTTATCACCGGTATAATAAGTAGTATTATGTTCCCAGTCTGGTGCACCATAATTAGTAGTCATCAGTTGACCATCACTACAACGCCAGACTCTAACTTGACCATCAGTTGCTACTTGACCTACATAAGACCCTTCGGTTTCATCACGGTAATAATGAAACCAAGAACCATTACTCTGTACACTACTGAGAGGAGTAGTTCCTATACGTTTTGCACCCGGTCTTTTATATAATCCAAGTGTAATGTCAGGTACTGCATTAACAATATCCGTTAGCTGTCCTTGGAATTTTAAGTGATCTGGTTGTTGTGAAATGCCCGAGACAAAGCTAGGGATAGTTTGTGTAATGCCTGCCATTATCTTCTAATGTTTCTCCATGGTTGATAAGTAGTGTATGCTGTATCATCTTCAAATCCAAACATACTATGATTACCCTGATTGCACTCATACTCCATTAGAGATGCACGAGCAACAGCTTCTTGTGTGCCAAGTAATTGTACAAGCTGAGGGTTAGCTACAAGCTGTGTAGCTGCTGCACGTGATGCTCTGTAAGTTATAAATCTTTTAAATACAGGTGGTAGATCCTCGAAAGGATATATTTTTACAACATCTAACTCTATCGGACTAGCCATATCAGTAAAGACATCAGTGTGTGTAATTTTGTCATACAGGAATCCTCCACGTCTAACAAAGTTATAATGTCTTCTGCTCCAGTTATCTGGTAAGTCTATTTTAACTACATCAGCTGGAATAGTTATTTTATTTGTAACAGCATCTTTTGGAAATGGTACATGACGCTCTCTGTTGAAGTGCCAACCTTCCGATTGTACGTCTACAGTTGCATCACGTAGTAAATTATATATAAATTGTATTTCTGGGTTAGCGTTAGTTATCGCTCCAGTGTTGGGATCTTTTAATTGTGTTATTGGTGATTGTCCGATAGCTCCCAGTATAGAGTTCACTGCGGATAGTTCGGTATCGGTGTCAATAGTTGTGGTAGCCATAAGAAAAAAGGGAGCCGAAGCCCCCGTATAAAAATAAAAAATTAACCAAATGCTGTTGGTGCTGTGTTTGTACCAGCGTACAATTCTACAGCAGCAGCTGGGTTTAAGAAGTCTGCACCCATAGCAAGTCTTCCGAGGATTACATCACCTTGGTAAACCACTGAGATGTCTCCACTTGTTACTTGAACTTGTGGTCCGATTGCTTCTACAACTCCAGCAGCTTCCTTCTGGAAGATTAGTCCGCAAGAGTTATTGAACTTAGCCTGTTGTCCGTAGTCGTTAACAGTAACGTTATGATCGTCACCCATTGCTTCTCCTACGAAGTCGCCTGTTCTACCGGGGTCTGTTACACCGGGAGTTGTGCCGTCAGCAGCACCGTACTTAGTACCGAATCTACCAAAGAATGGTATGTTCATTGACTTGTAGATCTTGATTCCAGCGATTTCAACGATGCCGTTACCTGTTTGTAATGCGTCACCTGTCTCGTCTCTGTTGATAAGACCGTTAGAACCTGTCTCTTGGATAAGTTCGTAGTACTGTCTTGGGTTAAGTACACCTACTCTACCTTCACCAGAAACTCCTTTCTCATCTAGTGCAGCAGCTGCATCGTAGAAAGCGTTGATTAGTGAAGTAGCAACATAAGCTTGGTCAGCGTTAGAGCCTGCTGCTCCAACTTTGATCTGAGTTCCGCCGGGCTCTACAAAGTTATTC